GCAGGAATTTGTGGTTCGTACATTATTTGTCCTGTCGCTGATGACGGGTCAATTTGCAACATATTGAAAAAATCAATTTCAGATGGAGCAATGGTAAGTTCATCTATCATTATTGATGAATTTGTACCACAAATACCATCACCCGCAAAAAGGGCTGATTTGATATCGTTCATTACAATATTTGGTGCTGCTATCATTGTAGCATCTAATGCTTGATGAGCGTACTGTTGTAATTTATTAGTTGAAAATAATTTTGTTTTAGTTGTTCCTGAAATAGTTTTACTATTATAAGAAGAATCTTTTACTGGTGATACATTAGTATCGTTATTAATAAAATTTGATGTAGCAATAAAACTATTCGCTATTGTGATAATTTGTTTGAATAAATCGTCTGTGGTGTCTTTAACTGTTTTGTTTATATCCTTTTCATAATCACCCAATCTTTTACCTGAAAAGGGGATTTTAGATTTTAAATCATTTAATAAAGAATTTGTAGTAGAGGAAGTAGAAATAGTTGAAAAGTCGTTAAATTGTTTAACGACTTCTATTTGTGATAATATTTGATTTTGTTGTTCGTTCTGAGTTGGCATTATAATTCGTAATTATCACTTTTATTATTACTACCATCATTTACCAATTTATCTAAGATAGCTCTATCTTCATCGGATAATGTTAATTTACCCATAGGCCCTCCACCTGAACCCGAACCTTGAGTTTGTTTCAATAGTACACCCTGTAATTTTACAAGGGAAATTTTCTTTTCAGTACAATCGTTCAGTATTTTCTGTTGTTCTTTTATAACTGGTCCAATTGTACTCATATCCTCAGCATCTTTCATAAAACTCATCATTTTTCTTAAGATAGTTGAGGCTGTATTTCTATTTTCAACCACGTCATTATAGATTTCTTGCATTAATGCTAATGCAGATTCAACATCTAATGTTATGTTGTTTTTAGTCGATCTCATATATATAAATACTTTATTCTAAAAACCCATTTAAAATTCCGCTATATATTTTTTTGAACTTCTTCAAAGAAATACGTATTTCTTTGGTTGACAGCGATGTCATCTCTCTTAATGAGAGCAAAATGAGATTTTTGTTGAATTTATTTCCTGTACCAATTTCAAATATTTTTTCAAAATTACTAAAGATTTCAAGTAAAGCGTAACCTAACTTTTTCTCGTTTTCATCTAAATTTTCTTTTTCAATAAACTCTTCAAGTGAAATGGTTAATTTTATTATAACATCTCTATAATCAATTATGTGTTCATCGATAGTATATGTTAATTCAGGCCTTTCTTCAATATCAGAGGAAATGTCATCATACGAAACACTTCTATTTTGTTCTTTGGTGTCTTTTTGAATTGCCCCCATAAGGTAATTCTTACAGATTGTACCAAAATAAGAATATGCTTTGTGGTTTTTGTCAGGGTCAAACTTAGCTACTTTAGTGATTAAAAAAGACATAGTGTCGTTATGAATCTCTTCAAATTCCATATCTTTTCTATATAATTTATAACGGCGGATAATACTTTCGACCATTATTATCAGGGGTTCTCGTAAATATTCGTTGAATATCTTGTTTCTTTCTTCCTCGGATTCGGATTTTAAATACCTTACTACCGCTTGTTCTTGATCCTCCCCAAAATATATTTTTTGGGTTCTTTTTCTTGGCATTAAGACGCTACATAATTTATATCTCGTTTATTTTTGAAAAAAAACTCTTTTTTTGCTGTATCTAACCAAAATTTAACTTCGTCCTCACTTAATTTAACGGTATCATCATTCTTGTATAACCAAAATAAAGAATCCTCTCTGAAATTAACGTGTTGATAACCAACTTTGGGAACGGTCATAATTCTAACACCATTATGAGTCAATCTTAATAATAATTCATAATTGAATGTTAATTTGATATTTTCTTTGAATTTACCATTATCAATAATAACTTTGGTTTTAAATAAACCTCCACTTGTTTGATAATTTTGAAACTCTAACAATACTTCATTGTCGATGAATCCCTGCATATCAGTAAAACCATATGCCCAAGCAGATTCATTCATAAATGTTAAAAATTTACCATCAGGTTTTACATCTTTTACTATAGGTAAAAATACATCCACATCAGTAAAAGTATCCATATATTGATGCATACTTTTTAACCAAACCGGTTTGAATTCGTCATCAATTTCCAAAATTGTAAACCAATCTGTTTTACAACTATCGATCCCCAAATTAATTTGTGAACAAAAATCTGTTTTTAAATTGTTAACAATAACATCTATTGTTAATTTTTGAGATAAATTACCGAATTTTTTTGCCAATGATGGCGGGCACACAATTATAACATTTACATCGTTATGAAAATCTTCAATAGATGCAATTGCATTTTTTAACATTGTTTCATAATCCCCTTCAATTGTGTGTACGGGAATTATTACTGTGATATTTGTTTCACTCATACAGTTTCTGATTTTTTTAATTTTTCTAATGCACTTTCTAATGCGTCTACTCGTTTATTAAGTAATGAACTGAAAATTGATACTATGTTCTTTTGTGTAATATCTGTTTGATATGGTAATAAAGTATCTTTCATTTTTTGAATAACTTCATCTGTTAATTCAACTCCATCGATAAATGCTAAAATATAAGTTCCTAAAATGTCTACGATTTTGGTCATATCATATGTCCACATACCGTTTTTGCTTAACCAATCAGGTTCCCTGTTTGGTATTTTACCAACTACAGGTACATTTGATTTCATACATTCCAATGGGAATGTTCCAAATGTTGAATCTTCATCAACCCACAAAGCAACCATACATTCTTTTAAATTATGTGCAAAGTCATCATAGGACATTTGAACCATATCTCTGAATGTGATCCATCTTAATTGTGGATATTTCAAATAGAATTCTGAAATTAATTTTTTATGTACAACTCTGTCTCTACAATTTATTGCTACAAATGGTTTTAATGGCAATTCAATTGGTTTAAAATTATCACCAATAATTGGTGGAACAATAAAAATTAATGATTCAGGAAAATATTCAGCTAAATATTTTTTTGCACCTTCAGTTGTTGTGATTATTTTATCGAAACCATAGTCGCTAAATCTACTACCAATTGGTAATGTTTCATAAATGTAATCAAGTTGTTGAATCAATAAAACTTTAATACATTTCATTGATGATAATTGCGGTAACACATTACCATAATATTCAGGGACAACAATAGTATCTTCAATTGATAATAAAATTTTATCTTCTTTAATTGAAACTACTGGGATGTCTTTGTATGTGTCACCTAACCAACTGACACCAGAATAGTCTTTTTCCTCAACTAATATTTTACTGATATATCCATTATTTTTTAATGTCAGAGCCATATCGTAGATATGTTTAACGGATGCTCTTGCATTATTTTTTGTATCATAAACTAAAAAGTATATAACACTTTCTTTGGTTTTTAAATTACCTAAAGCCGTTTCTAATTTTTCTATGTTTTCTTGATTATTACTCATCTTCTTTTATTATATCGCTTTTTATTAAACTATTAAATGCCAATTTGAATGACATTGCTGTGTCCTTTTGTGCAAATACACCCATTTCTTCATCAACTTCCTCGAATTCATTTAAAACTCTATCTAAACACATTTTTATAATTTCATATTTAAAAATGTTTACTTCAATAGAATCAGCGTCTTCAGATTCAACTGATGTTTTTCTAGTTTTCTTTTTATTTATTCTACATTTGTCTGTGATTCCGTCGAAATCAATGTAGTAGTGTTTCCCGAATAACTCAACCATGTTTCTTGTATTTCAGATAATTTACTTATTTCTGTTTTATAAGTAAAGTATTGGTTATATGAAGTGTTAAATTTTATGCCAATTTTATTTTCTGGACAAGCATCTAATATGGATTTATTATCCGTAATCCATACATCACATTTGTCCCATTGATTTACAATATCTTCGCTTCTTATAAATTTAATATGATTACCTAAATAACCATTTTTAGATAAAAAGAATAATGTACCAGGTTTAGCTTTACCCAATTCATCCAAACCAATTAACGTGTATGAATGTTGTTGATTTTCATACATTAATTTATGTAATTCTGTAAATGTTGTGGAATAACTTAATCCTGCGTGACCAAATATCTCGATTGGATATTCGATGAAAAGAAAATGTTCAAATTCTTCTGTAGATTGAAATTTGTAAGAATTTAGTAGATTATCATTTTGAATTGGCTCAGTTACACCATATTCAAAAGTGTTTTCTTCTTCAAATGTTACATCATCAGCTAAGTAAGCTTCGTTATAATGATAGTCAAATTTTTGGATGGTATTTCTTAAAACCCCATCTATACTTATAAAAATTTCCATATCTAAATATAATACGAAAGGGGTTATAAGTAAACCCCTAATCGTATCTATTTAATATTTCTCCAATGATTGGATTACGTACGATATCTTGATTACTAAATTCAAATATACCTATACCTTTAACGTCTTGTAATCTAACTTTGGCATCATAAAGACCTGATTTAGTTTTGTCTCTATATTTGTCAGATTGTTCAAGATCTCCTGATATAAAAAATTTAGAATTAAAACCAATACGAGTTAACAATAATTTAATTTGAGATGGTGTAGCATTTTGAGCCTCTTCAAAAACAAGAATTGTATTATCTACATTCCATCCCCTCATATAAGCCAAAGCTGCCACTTCAATAAATCCTTGGTCTTTCAATTCTTCTCGTGCTTCTTTACCTATTATTTTATTTAACAAATAATATGATGGATAAATGTATGGGTCCAATTTTTCTTCTAAACCGCCCGGAAGTGACCCTAATTTCTCTTCAGCTTCCACCGCAGGTCTAACTATAATAATCTTTTCAAACTTGTTAGAATCGTCGTATAATAAGTCTACAGCACGTTTCATCGCAATATATGACTTACCAACACCTGCTGGTCCGAAACATAATGTAATTTGGCTTTCACCAAGTATGCGCCAATATTCTTCTTGATTTTTAGTGAGGAACTTTTCTTTAGGACGTTTTATGATTTGTCTAATCCTATCTTTATGTGATATTTTTTTCTCTTCTGCTACTACGGGTGGTTGGGGTGTTTTGGTTTTTGTTTTATAAGCCAAAATTGATAGTTTTAATTGTTCCGTTTATTGTTTATAAATATCATCTATTTAATATGTTTAAAAATTCTCCTAACATTATTAGGTAAAGAATTGATAGGAATTAATTTACATTTTATTGTTTCTAATCCTTGTTTTACCGCTTTTTGTGCTCTATGGTGTCCATCGACTATTGATAGAATATGACCTTCATTATTTACAAATATTAAAATTGGGTAATCTAAATTAGCCATTTCTATTTTTTCTATTTCACTATTATCACCGTCCCAAGTTAATAACATATGTTTTAACTTATCAACGGGAATATTTGTAACAGGTATATTATTGGTTACATTCAATAAATCTAAAAGAGTTATTTTATCTCCTTCTTCGTTTTGCCAAGATGTATCATGAAGTCCCTCATTAAGACCCATTACTTTCTTTATACGTGATATGTTTTCTTGTAAATTCATATTACATAAATATCCCTTACTTTTTTAATTTAACATTAATAATTTGTTCACAATAGTATAGTAATAATTCTTCACTAAAACTACCTTTCATATTATTAATATCTTTATGTACCCATTGTATATTTCCAACAATATAACCTAAATTATTATTAATTCTATCAATGGATGCTGTTTGTTTTATATCAGTTTTTCTACAATGATTTTGTTGTGACCATCTTGGATTTAACGTAATATCAATACCAGATAATATACATTTTTTATTTTGTTTAATAAAAAGATTCCATAGATATTCCATAGTAACATCTTCAGAAAAAAATATATTTTTATTTTTAGATCTATTCTTTTTAAAAGAATTATAATAAGATAATGATAAATCACCAACGCAAACGGCCTTAAAACGACCTTTTATATTTGTACAACCGCAACTAAATGTTTTATTATTATTTAAATGCCAACTACGAACTGGTCTTATATTACCACATATACAAACACAATCGTTCCATTGTATATTTTCTTTAATATATTTTTCGGAAATTACTTCCCAATTACCTATAATAGAACCTATTTTTATTTTCATTACTATTTACCATTTAATATAAATATATCGGTAAATAGTAAAAATCAAGAACCAGTACTACCAAACCCGCCGGCACCTCTTTCAGTATCAGATAAATTGTCAGTTTCAACAAATTCAATTTGAGGATATGGAATTATCATAATTTGTGCACCTCGATCACCAACATTGTATGAAAAACTATCTAAACCTTGTGTCTTCTTGAATGTGGCTTGAAGTTCTCCTCTATAACCACTATCAATAACACCCACACAATTAGATAATATTAAATCTTGATTACGAACTGATGAACGTGGGAAAATTAATCCAACATAACCTTTAGGGATTTCGATTGCAATACCAAAACCATATGTAATACTAAAACTGGTATTTTCTTTAATATCTGTGATTGTTAAATCCATACCAGCATCCCCATCTTTTGAATACTTGGGAATGACCGCATTAGGGTCTAATTTTTTAATTTTAACTTTTGTTATCATACTTTGTTGTTGATAAGCAGATTGCATATCGTTACCTAATTGATTCAATAATGAATTTAATTCATTAATAAATTCTTCATCTGCATTAGATGGATTATCACCACTTAATTGAGATTCAAATTCAGTTAATTTCTTAATGTAATCTTCAATATTTTCTTTTTCCATTAAAATGATTTTTTAAAAATAAACACCGATATTTCTACCGGTGTTTTAATGCTTATTATTTGTAATACTCAGGTGTGTTTTTTGCATCAATTACACACTCAATTGGAAACTTAGCGACACTTAAACTTTCGCTACCTCTTACGTCACCTTCACGGTATTTAGCAGCAACAATAGTTGCTTCTTCTACTGATTCGGCTTGGATTACGTATTTTACTTTTTTAATACGTGGGTTTCCTTCTCTGTCCATTTGTTCGGTTTC